TATTGATAAAGGCCTGACCAGTCCAGGCGTCCCTTTACCATACCATCGTCACGGAAGGTACAAGGATATCCGCTGATAGAAGAGGCGAGCGGTCGAAGTAGCGGAACGCGTGTACAGGAGTTGGAGCCGAATCCGCATAGTGGAACCGATCTTCGTCCCCGCCGCGTCGAGAACCTCGAGGTAAACTTCTTGGGGGTTCTCCGCCAAGGAAACGCGAACGATGTGCCCGCCGTCGTACTGGCATTGAACCTCGACCGCGAAGTAATCGCGGACGATCACCTCGTAGCTCTTGAAGTTCTTCATGTACCCGAGGAGGATCAACGCCTGAAGGAAGAAGTCGCAAAGGGCTTCCCCCAACGGGTTCATGATCAGGATACGTGGGGCGTCCCCGAATGTTGGCGGTTTGACGAGCGGCACTACGTTCCCTCCGCTATGGGTGAACGTATAGCCCAAAACGCCAGCGGCCCCGAGGGTTGCCCCCCGAGGCCGCTGGTATCAGATCCAAGCCCTAGAACTTGGCAATCATCGCCCGTGTTTAGCGGGTGATGATCAGGCGGTCCAGACCCTTGGGGTTGTACGCGCCGATGCCGAGGTACTCGAACACCGAGAAGCCGATGGTGCGGGCCTTCGGATCGTCAGCCGTCAGCACCGTGAGCTCGGTACGGACGGGGATACGACCGAACATCTCAGGCTCACAGCAGACGTACACCGTGCCCACGGGCACGAGACGGCTGGTGATGATCTGAGCGCCCCACAGGGTGGCCTGCAGACCCGTCTTGAGCAGCACGGCCTGCGACTCGATGTCCAGAATGTCGCGACCGAACTTGCGGATGTCCGCATAGTCGCGAGCGTTCATGAACACGCGAGCCACGCGCAGATCGTGGCGCTCAATCAGGGCGTAGGCATCAGCCAGAACAGCCGGCGTGATCGGAGCGACCACGGGGATGTCGGGGTTGGTGCCAGCGGGAACCGAGTCGAAGCCCTGGGTCGCAATAGCGTCCAGAACCGCGAACACGCGCTCGTCTTCCGCCGCCTGAATCTGAGCGCGGGCCAGATCTTGCGAACGCTCGATGAGATCGAAGCGACGCTCCTTGATCTGGGTCAGCGGGATCTCGGGGTTCGAGGCGATCTCGAACAGCGGGAAGATCACACGGCGCGGCTTGGTGATGGCCAGAATGTTCTGGCCTTCCTCGCCCACGACGTACGCGGTGACATCGGGATCCTTGTCGTAGATCGGGAGCGCACCGTCGGGGAGTTGCTCGACCAGGAAGGTCTTGCGGCCCACGGCGGTGTAGTCACGACGCAGACGAAGGGGTTGGGTCATCGAAGCCGCCAGCTTGGCGCGACCGCTCGGAGTCTTGATGTACTCCGAGATGATCTTCTGCTTCACAGCGTTGTTGACGTTGTCCTGCATGGTTGATGCCCTCCTACCGTTAGATGCGCTGGTCGTAGACCAGCTCGTTCTGCACGGCGTCAGCAGGCATCTTGAGGATGCCGATCACAGTGGTTGCGTAGTAGTTGTTGGCGTTGTTGACGTTGGTCAAGTAGCCGTTCCACGACGCAAGCAACGAATCACCCACAGCGTAGGTCAACGCGGCACCGCTGTTGAGATTCTGCGTCTCGAACAGCGCGTTGCCGTAGGTGCCCATAGCCGAGACATACGGACCCTTGCCCGAGGCGGGTCCAGGGGTATTCTCGTAGGGGTTGCCGTTGGCCGAGTTGATGAACACACCCAACACGACCGAAGCAGGCGAGGTGGGTGTGGCGGGACCTGCGGCGGCGGTGGTCAGGATGCCAGGGCCACCAACGTAGTTGCTACCACCACCCGCGTCAGGGCGAGCGAAGGCAACCGAGCCAGAAAGAACACCACGCTTGGTCGTATCGACCTGAGTGGTAATGGTAGCGGCACCAGTGACGGCGGGCGGATTCGTCTGAGTGAAGCTGTCGCTGGTCAGAACGCCGACGGTATTGCGAATACCAACGTTCAGAATGCGGAGCGCCGAGGACGATTCCGTGAAGCCACCGCTGGCCTGTCCAAGCAAAGGCATGAAAGCCTCCTTTGCTCCCTGTTTACAGGGGGCGGGGTACACAAATGGCACGTCCCACCGTTAGGACGCGCCAGTACCTTATGCTCGATAAAGGCAATCTAGCGGAAAAAACGGAAGTGCGATTTCAACCGCGTCCAACAGTTCACAAGGGGGCGATGGACAGCCCCCGAAGGAACGGGAAATGAGCTTCATCGACGACACTTACTACGATAGCTTCGACTGCGAAGTCTGCATTGAAGAGGACCCCGCCTTCGCTGCCTACGAGGCTCAGATGGAGATCGCCAAGGCGGAAGGCTGGGTTCCTTGCGAAGTCAAGGTTGCCGCCCCTGCGGTCGACGACGGCGACGACATTCCCTTCTAGCTAAAAACGCCCAACCCCCTGAGCAGGCAAGCCGCTCAGGGGGTTGGGTTATTCAGACCGAGAAGCGGTTAGAAGTGGTCCGACACGTCGGGGGCCGACTTCCACAGCTTCGAAAGGTCGTTGCCGCCCGTCGAGGCGACACGCACCGCGCCGAGAGTGCGGGGACCAACGCTGGCCTTGCGAGCCTGCGGGCGGAGGCGAGCCTCCTTCTTGGTCTCCTCGGTCTCAGTCTCCTCGACTTCGACTTCGGCGTCATCATCGTCGCCGTCATCGTCATCGTCGTCGCCGTCGTCATCCGCGAACAGCGAGCGGTACGCCTTCTTGTCGGCCTTGGGCTCGGGGGCTTCGTCCTCGCCCTCGACGTCCTCGGACTCGACTTCCTCACCCTCGACGCCCTCTTCGGCCTTCTTGGCCAGACGGCGCAGAGCGCGGAGGCGAGCCTCCTTGGCGGATTCGGCGGGAGCCTTCTCCTCCTTGGCGGGCTTCTCCTCTTCCTTCTCCTCTTCCTCAGCCTCGGTGCCTTCATCGGCAGCGATGGCCTTGGCGAGCTTGGAGATTTGAGCCTTCAGGCGAGCGAGCTGACGGAGAGCAGCTTGCTTGCCAGTCTCGCCGCCTTCGTCCTCACCCTCGACGTCCTCGCTCTCCACGTCCTCGGACTTCTTGGTGCCCTTCTTGCCAGCAACGGGCTCCTCGCCCTTCTTGCCGCCCTTCTTGGGCTCTTCCTCGGACTTCTTGCCACCCTTCTTGGGCTCCTCTTCCGACTTCTTGCCGCCCTTCTTCGAAGCCATCTTGGAACCGAACAGCTCGGCCAGGATCTGCTCCTCTTCCGAAACGACTTCCTCAGCCATCAGGCCCATCGGATCGTCCTCGGCCTCGACGGGGGCTTCCTCAGCGTGCTTGGCAGCCTTGAGAGCAGCGATCTCAGCCTTGAGGGCCTTGACTTCGCTCATCGCCTTCATGGCCATCTCGGCGTACTTGCCAGCCATAGGGGCTTCCTCGCCCTTCTTGCCAGCCATCGCGTGCTCGCCGTGCTTGCCAGCCATCGCGTGCTCGCTGTGCTTGCCAGCGGCGGGGGCCATGCCCTCTTCCGCCAGCATCGTCTGCAGCATTTCCTCTGCCTCGACATCCGCACCTTCGGCGTCTTCCAGCATCTCGGCCAGCAGAGCCTCGTCGGCATCCAGGACCTCGTCAGCCTCCACGGGGGATTCCTCGGCGTGCTTGCCAGCCATGATCGGCGGGGTCGGGATCTCCATCTCGCCCGAGTAGTCATAGGTGAAGTGGTCGTTCTGGTCGATGCCGTCGCCGTCCAGATCCTCGCCCATCGGGCCAGTGCCCGTCAGGAACGCCTGGCGAACCTTGATCAACGCCGCGTCGATCTTGCGATCGGGCAGGTCCATCAGGGTCAAAGCCTTGTTCTCGATGGCCTGGACCGAAGCGCCCTTGCCCAGAATGGCCGAAGCCACGCGGATGCACTTGGCAGCCTTCTTCTCAACGCGAGCGCGAAGGGCAGCGGTCTTGCCAGCGTCGGGACCGACGGGCGGAGGGATCGGACCGCCAGCATCGGGCTTGGCGGCGGGGTGCGTCGGCTTCCACGAGTACGAAGCAGGCGCGGGACCCTGCGGGTAAGGACCCGTGGTCGGATCCTCAGCCCACGACGAGGTGTCGCCATTCTCGTACTTGTTGGCCTCGGGATCGGGGTAGTACGCGGGGTGGTCGGGGGTCCAGCCGTAGCTGGCGGGCGGCGGCGAGGCCTTCTTCTGCCGCTGCCAAGTCATGCGATTACGAGTCGTCATGGTTCTGCAACTC